TAAGACTGATTACTATACATAATAACATCTTCAATACCAATCAGAAAACTAATACAAGTTGCTCTCCTTGTATATCAGGAGTAGTGAATAAACTTAAAAAGTACTTGCAAGTTTATAAATAGTTTTGTAGATTTGCTTTAAATTAAAACAAACATATTATGAGGCAAAATAAAAACTACAAATTAAAAGAATTCTGGAACTACAAAATAAATCCAATAACAGGATGGATAGAAGAGAATAGAAGATGCGAAGCTAAGACATCTAAAGTTAGGGTTATAAACTTATGTAAAGAAGGTTAATTATGAAAGTAATATTTGATGCAGACAGTTTGATATACGCTTCTTGCTTTAAGAAGAAGGAGGATAGAGAATCAGCAGAGGACATATTTGAGACAGATATTAATGTTGCTTTTGATAAGTTCAGTAGTAACTTCGGTAAACTATTGGCTTTCTTAGAGGATTTAGTTCCTGTTGACGAGATTGTTTTCTGTAATGGTTCTAAGAATAACTTTAGGAAAGACATATCTCCTACATATAAACTTAACAGAACACAGAAGAGACCAGATATATTACTACCTCTACACGAAAGAGTTAAGTTTCATTACGATTCTGTTTATGGTGATGGTGTTGAGACAGATGATGTTGTAGCTACACTATGGGCAGAAGAGGTTGATAAGAACGGTGTAGACTCAGTTATTATAATGTCTTTAGATAAAGACTACAAACAGTTCCCTTGTTGGTTCTATGACTACAATTACAAGAGAAGGGAGTTAGTTAAGATCAGTAAAGAGGAAGCATTGAATAACTTTTATTCTCAAATGATAATCGGTGATACTGCTGATAATATCAACTACTGTAAAGGTTATGGCAAGTCTTATACTAAGAAGTTATTTCAAGAGGCTAATAGCGAATATTCATTAGTTAGTAGAACCTATAGATTGTACAAGGAGATATATGGAGACGAGGCTAAGTCTATGTTTAACGAAGCTAAATCACTACTAACACTTAAAACCGATTGTTATGAGAACATTAAGCGATGAAGATAAAGACATCATAGAATTGTACTTTACAAATGCTATAATTGAAATACAAGAAGGTTGCCCTAAATACGTCTTAGAAGAGGTTTTAGAGCATTACGAAGAACAAGAGTACTACTTAGCTTGTGCTGGTATAAAGAAAGCCTTAGATTGGCATCATATGAATACTTTCACTAAGGTTATGGTAGAGATAGATAATATAAAAGAAAACAATAATTTAGATTAAAACAAACAATATGTTAGGATACAATAAAGATAATGCAGACGAATTAGCAAAAGACTTTGAAGAGTTAACAGGAATACAGTTAAATAGCGATTCAAGAGAGACAGATATAATGATCACAAGAACACTTTTCTATAAGATTTTAAAGGATTTAAACTTTATGAATGATAGGATGATCTCAGAATGGTTTGAGTTAAGAGGGGTTAACAAGGGTCGATCATCTATCACTCACGCTTTACATAAGATAGGTATCTACTATAAGTCTTATGCAGTATTTAGAAACAGGTATAATGTTTACTTTAATGATAGAGCAGAAGAGTTTTTGTCAATAGAGCAAACTCAAAAGAAGGCTATTAGAGACATTAAACAGAATCTACACACAAGTATATCAAATAAAAATAAAGATGCTTTAGACATTCTTATAGATAGCGTTCCACAAGATAGAAGGGATGAGGTAAGAGAGATTGTTAGTTTAAGGATTAAATCTTGGAGTTGGAAGAGTAAAGATAAATGTCAGATAATACAAGGCGAGTCTGGTTTAGGAGGGCATTTCTACTATAACGTAAATAAATAAATTATGGGAATAATAATTATAGTACTTGTAATAATAGTGATAAAAATAATAGTTACGATTAAAGAGAGTTAATTATGAGAGGTACACAACCACATTACGAGAATGGTAAAGACTATGACATTATAGATGTTATAAGGGATTACGACTTGAACTTCTGTAGAGGTAATATTATTAAGTATGTTGCAAGAGCAGGTAAGAAACAAGATGAATTACTTGATCTGATTAAAGCGAAGGACTACTTAGAGAGAGAGATAGAACTGTTAAGGGAGGCTAATTAGCTTCCTTTTTTAGTTTAAATGTTAAAGAAATGTTAAAATTTGTTAAAAAGTATTGTCAAACTAAAAAAGAATTGTATATTTGTCTCATAACAAAATAATATTAATAATTAAAACCAAAACAAAATGATTAAAGAGTTTAAAAAAACAGAACTAAAAGACTTATTACAACCAAAAAATCTATTAGAATTTAATAGAGATTTAAGTAGGAAGCACGTACAAAAAATGATCAAAAGTATTGTTGATTGTGGAATATTAAGATACCCTGTTATTGGGGATGTATCTGCTTTTGATAAAAGAAAGTATGTAATTATTGATGGTCAACACTTATGTAAGGCTATTGTTAATTTACCAAATGGAAGTGCTATAAATAAAGTAAATGCTATCACAAAGAAGTATATGAATAAGAAAGAAGTGATTGAAGATATTTCTAAACTAAACAATACACAGAAATCTTGGAATGATGAAAACTATTTAGATGCTTGGTATAAGTATGGAAGAAGTAATGAGATATATTTTAGCAATTACGCTTATTTATATAATTTATACAATGAAATTTATGATGGTTTACCTTGTGGATTTTTAGTAGACTTATATTCTGTTTCTAAATCTTCATTCAGAGAAGGTAATCTTGAGTTTAAGAACAGGGAGTTTAGTGATAAACTTGCAAGTTTGTGTTATGATTTAAAGAAGGATTTTAAAAAGGCATCTTTTGCTTTAACAGGTTTGTCTATGTGGGCATTTGGAAGAATAAACGAAAAGAAAGAGATTGATTTCTTTAAATTAAGATCAAGACTGTTTAGAGCATTATCAAATCAAGAAGATAAAAACATTCAAGGAAGAGAAGAGTTTAAAGAATTTGTTAAAGAAACTTATACAAGATTATAATTATGAAAGATCAACTAAGGGATAAGATATTATCAATAAGACCAGAATATTCAACAGAAGGGTTTTCATCGAACCCACTTCCAAATGAGGTTTCTATCTATTACGAAGGAGAAGATTTTACAATAGACTTATTCCTTGACATCAATGAAGTGTTAAGGATAGAGATATTAGAAGGAGAAGATATTTATGACTTATCTGATGCAGATGTTACCTTTCTATGTGGTTACTTATCAGGTCTATTGGAGTACGAAATACAAATCACTAAGAACTATTACGAAGCAGAAAGAGGTCAGCAAGACAACTATTACTACTATAGCTAAAAAACAAAACAACAACACTTTAGTTATCATAATATGAGTAATTCACAAGAGATTAAGCCAACAGATGGTAGAAAAGGGAATAGTAGAAAGAAATCTATTCCCAAGCTACCTGTACCAGATAAAGAGAGGTCTAATAAACCTGCAATGAATACTGCTAAGAAGAATCGTAAGAAACAATATGCTAAAAAAGCTATTAAGAACGTATTTGGGAGCGAAGTAAACGCTTTTGAGAGTTTAGCTAAGAAAGCAGAAGAAGGTAGCTATAATCATATGAAATTACTTATGGATTTTGCTTATGGAGACGATAAAGAGACTGTTAGCAACAAAGTTCAAGCACCTGTGATTAATTTCTTTGGAGATAGTGTTGAAGGTAAGAAGATTAAGGAGAAGATTATAGACGTAACACCAAAAGATGAGTAAGATAGACATACACGAGAAATATATACCTATTTTCAAGAATGAGAGTAGGTATTTTGTTGTTACAGGAGGTAGGGGTAGTGGAAAATCGTTTGGAATCAATGTTTTCTTGCTAAATCTTACTTATGAGGTAGGACATAAGATATTATTCTCTCGTTATACGATGATTTCAGCACATACATCTATTATACCTGAATTTATTGAGAAAATTAACCTAATGGGTGTTCACGAAGACTTTAGGATAACTAAAGATGAGATTATGAACCTTAAAACAGGTAGTTCTATCATATTTAAGGGTATTAGAACATCATCTGGTAATCAAACTGCTGCTTTAAAGTCTTTGAATGGTATAACTACATTTGTAGTTGATGAAGCAGAGGAACTTGTGGACGAAAGTGTTTTTGATAAGATTGATTTCTCTATACGTTCACAAACTAAACAGAACAGAGTTATTCTTATACTGAATCCAACAACTAAAGAGCATTGGATATATCAGAGGTTCTTTCAGAACGAAAACGTATTGGCAGCCTCTAATATGGTTAAAGGAGACGTTACTTATGTTCATACAACTTACAAAGACAATAAGAAGAACTTATCTCAATCATTCTTAGGTAGGATATACGAAATGAAACGTAAGAGACCAGATAAATATCAGCACCAAATATTAGGAGGTTGGCTTGAGAAAGCAGAAGGTACTATTATAAGAAAATGGAGAGTTGGAGACTTTATTCCTACAGAACTTACTTGCTATGGTCAAGATTTTGGATTTTCAGCCGATTTAACGACACTTGTGAAGATTTCGGTAGATAAGAACGCAAGAAAGGTTTGGGTTAAGGAAATCTACGGAAAACCTAATCTAAACACATCTGAGATAGCAGGTATGAATAGACGAGAGTGTGGTATGGATTTGATTATTTGTGATAATAGTGAGCCACGTTTAATATCAGAGATGAAAACATTAGGTCTTAACATAAAGCCTACAGTAAAGAAGAAAGGTAGTATATTATCAGGTATTGCTTTGATGCAGGATTATGAGATAATAGTAGATAGAGGCTCTCACGGAATAATAAGAGAGCTAAACAACTATGTATGGAAAGATAAGGGTGAAGCACCAATAGATAAGTTTAATCACTTTATAGATGCTATTAGGTATGGTATGATGTATTTAGTACAAGGAGTAAACTCTGGAGTTTATGTGATAAGGTAAAAATAAAATGTTTAATATGAAGGGGGTCAATTAATTTTGTCTCCCTTTTTTTGTTTAATATGATGGGGTTATGCCCCTGTGTATGTGTAATT